GAAATAAAAACGTATGAACCGAATATCATTTCAGTTGGATTTATTTCACCTGTCACTGCAACACCTTTAGAGAAACCCATTCCTCCTTCGGGTGTGTTAACAATCATTTTGGGGTTTGCAAGTGTCACTGGTTTACTAGAAACCAACTCACCAACATACTCACCACTTGTAGCAACGACTGCTACTATATCACCTTTTTTCATAATTACTCCTATGATTTAGAAAAGAAACTGGTTATAGTTCCTTTTGAATTATTACCTCGGTTAATTAAGTTAAGACTAGCTGCTTCTGCCTCTAGTTTCTCTTTTAAAGGTTGAGATAGTAACCTTTTTGCAGACTCGGGTTCAACGTTGTTTAACTCACAAACCTTAACGATTGCAGACATGATATCTGCACCCCTTCCTCTGACTAATAACTTTTCTACTTGTTCTGAAAACTCTTTACGTGTAATCATATTAAAACCTTGTGTTGTATCTGTTTTCGGGGTCAACCTCATCTACCTGTAATGGTAAACCAAAGAAGTGTTCACAATCCCATGAGTCATAGTTGTTTTCCCATAACCAATCGTGTCCTTCTTCTTCGAGTTGTTCTTGCATTTCGTCTTCGTCTACTTCACTCCCTTCTGCAAGGTGGATATAATAATCACGTCCACACTCGTCAAAGGATTCTATGAATTCATTCTCTTCGAATTCACATGGTTCCATATCACCAGTTGCGTCTTCTGACATATAAGCTTCTAAGGTTTCCTTTTCTTCTTCGTTAGTTACCTTAATGATATAAGAACCACTTCTCCAAAGACATTCGATAACTACTTTATCTTCGTTGTCATTGTTCTTAAACACTTCACGTTCTGTATACGATTTTTTGAATTTAGGATATATCGTATATTCCTTTCCGACTTCAATTTCCATTGTTAATCTCCATAATGAAAGTTATCATTCCAGTCTCTAACGATACTATAGTATGCATAGTAAGTTGGACTAGTGTCGTGAACACCGAGACCACCTTTTGCATAATCAGTTGTTAGATATTCGATAAGATGGTCTGCTTTGTCTAACACTTCTTCTGTTATATCTTCCTCACTGTCAATTCCAAGATACTCTAATAGTGTGTCATATGCACTATCGTATGCTTGAGACTCAACCCACTCATCACCTTTAGAGATTATCTTATTCCAATTGAAATCTCCTTCTAAATTAAACTCTTTTACTTCACTCATTGTTATACTCCATAAACATTTCTATATCTTACTCTGAGGTCATTCAATTCGTCTACGTAATCCATTGGATTTGCACAAAATATCTGAAAGGCATTGTGTCCTTCCACTGCTACTAATGCAGTAATCTCTTCGATTGCCTGCCCCGTAAGTTCTTCTACCATAATTGCATATGCAGTCATTTGAATATACCATGGTTTTGCCATGTACTCTTCTTTATACTTTGCACTGGTTTTAAAATCTATAATACTTAACTGGTCGTCAAAGATACCAACACAATCAACACGTCCAGCCATTTGTAATACGTTTGAATATAGAGGTGCCTCAATTGCAATCGGTATAATCTCGTCTAATACTGGTTGCATTGCTTTGAACATTCCTTCTTGTAATACGTTATCAAACTCTATGTACTCTTTATCTTTTCTGAGATAGTCTTCCACTAGATTATGGAAGTTGGTTCCACGTTTAGTTGCTTGTGCAGTAATCTTATTTGCAGTCTCTTCACCTACACGTTTTCTCCACAGTTTGATATGGTCTCGTGATAGTAGACCAGTTACACTAGTGACACTTGGATAGTAAAAACTTTCATCTGTATCCGTGTAATATCTTTTTCCGTCTTTGTTTGTTGTTTTTAAATCTAGACTTTCTAAGTCATAGATATCTAGTAGGGTAGTTTTTAATTGTGTCATATCTTATTTTACTTCTTTCTTGACTGTATGTCAATATGTTTTTGGATTGTATCTCTAGTCTTTACTTCTTTTGCAGACTTTCGGTGATACCTTTCACCTAATGGTGTGTCGATATTGTTCGAAGCAATCTTAGACATTACTTCTTGGAATCCACTATCGGGTTTAACTCTGTCGCCTGTTCCACCCACAAAGTTAGGTGCAGTTATTTGTTGTAATAAGTGTGGGTTGTTTTCTTTGAACTTATCTAAGTCTTTATAAGACATTATGTATTCTTTAATATCACCAGTCTCTTTGTTTAGGAATTCATAGGTAGGCATTATATATCTCTTGATTGAATTACTTTCTCAACCATTTCTTTCACTTGTTGTTCTTTGTACCATAGACCACTGAGAAATGAAGTTGTTCCATTGTCCCATTCGATAACATATCTTCTATAACCAAAAGGTCTCTCGTAAAAGATTCTGATATCACCATAATTTTCAACTAATACTCTCATGACATAAAACTCGGAATAGGTCTTTCAGTCCACCTTGCAAAATCTTTCTTGTAGACTGCATAGTATTTATGGTATGCTTCGACAACACTTTCTGACTTCACGTCTTCAGGCATACACTGAGGTGGTTCTCTGAAACCATTCTTAGGTATGTTAGTTGGAAGTTCTAATAATAATACATGTAGTTTTCTGAATGTTTCGTGAACTCTTTTATAACGAAAGGTGTATTCAAAAGATAGTTGTCTCCATAGTGCAAGTAAGTGTTGATAATGGTCTGCACTTTCTCTGACCCATTGTGTAGTAGGGTGATTGATATGACTTGCTTTGTATAGTGTTTGTTCCATTGTTTCATTAGGGTGTCTCCACCTACGAATCTTACGATTGAGTTTTGTTCTCCCTTCGTATTCTTCGCCGTCCAACATTCTATGTGCAGTACACATTAGTTGTGCATACTCAATAATCATTTTGACTACGTGTTTATCACAATGAAGTGTTGCACATTCTTGTGGGTCTTCGTGTAAGTAAAATAAATTCATAGTTGTTTAATCTCCTTGAGATATCCTTCGACCCTCTCCCATGTGAGGTGTCCAATAACATCTTCAGTTATACTACTAGTATAACACAACTCTTCTCCATTGAGAACCGCTAATTCCCATAAACCATCACGACCACCATAACTGTAATCGTGTTTGATTACACTTGCACCATATCCATTCTCAAATCCATAGACATGACGAACACCATTGTTGAGGTATTCAGTATTCTTCAAGAACTCTCTCATTCTCCTTCTCCTTGTAAATTGTGTCATGACATACTCGACAAAGTTGTCCCGCACCGATAACATAATTTTTCCTTTTTTCTACGTGGGTGTCCTCTGCAACCGAGGTTTCTTTTCCACAATTTATACACTGGTCATTCATTTTATAAACTCCAATTCTTGTTTCCAATTCTTTTTGTTTGATTCATAACATGGACTATTCATTTGACATATGATAAGTCTTCCGCCGTCCATATCTAATCTGATACTATCTGTAGTGAAAGTACCACCATTCACATCATGAACAACTGCTTCAATCTTTCCATCTCTATCTTCTTTATGAAGTTTAGAAAACAGTATAACTAATTCTTCTTTTCTCATGCTATTAAAATCTGTATCATTGGGGGATAGAAATATGTGTATACCATAATCCCAAATATAATTAACAATATTGCAACTGCAACCTTCACTGTAAACTTTACAACACTAGGGAAGATTTTAATCCCCAAGTAAATGCAAGTTAATAATCCTATAATCTCTAACATAATTATTTGTAAAATATATGGTGTTGTATCTGAACAGTTTCGTTAAGTGTTTCTGCCCAATATGGTTCCACCATGACTGAATGATAATGAGTTGCACCTTCTGTAATGTCGGGATACTTACCCATGATTATGTCTTGTGCAATGTTGTACGACTCAAAGAACGTATCAGTGTCTAGAGGTTCGTCTGACTTACCATCACAAAACCAACTAAACTGACACTGGTGTCTGATAGGAACTTGTTCTCCTTTCCAGTTTTCTCTCCACCTTGCCTGATACACTACACCACAAATATCTTGTGGGTAAGAACTATGTTCCATTCTATTGAACACTACATGTGCAACTGCAACTTTGCCTGCAAGTGGTTGATTACCTGCTTCAAAGTAAATGTTTTTTGCAAGACAAACTGCCTCACCATTCTCGTCAAAGGCACTTACCTTCTGAGCACTCAGTAAAATGAACATGAGTAATGCACCAAATCCCATTCCAGTTAGGAAAGATTTGAATGCAACACTACCTTTAAATTTTAATTCTTCGTTCATTATGCAACCTCAGAATATACTGGTTCGATATCTCCATCTATTATTTTTGCAACTAGGTCTTCGATATCATATTTGAAACCACCGACATGCCAACTGTATGTCTCTAACGGAACTCTGCCGTCCTTCCAATTATAAATGGAAGCAAATTCATAATCCCAATCTTCGGGGTCATCTTCGTCTTGGACTTTAATAGTCAAACACCATTCACAATTAACTTTTGCATATGGGTCTGCGTCCATGTAAGTAGGTTTACCTAAGAGACCTATGAGTTTATCATAGGTCGCATTGACGTATCCTTGGAGGGAAGAACCACTCTTCCCACTTTCAGACACTTCGTATTCAATTATATTCGACATTACGCTGCCTCCAACATTCCAAGAGGAACCGAGTATCTTCCTTGAGGAAGGTCAACAGTTGCCCTTTTGATTTTAACTTTAACAACAGTCCCA